GGTAGCGGTAACGCAATCACAACCGGCACTAACAACTTGGCGTATGGTTTGAATACGCTTAACAAAATAACGACACAATCCAATAATACATGTGTAGGTCAACAAGCAGGATTAAACTTGGTAGCAGGGAACAATACTATTTTAGGTTATCAAGCACAACAAGGCAGTTCTACTTTTACCGCTGGAACTGATAATGTTTCGATTGGATATTATGCGAACAGATTGGGTGGGTCAGCAGGTAAGAATGTCGTAATTGGGGCGGGTGCTTGTAAGAATGGTCTACTTAACTCAAATCGTGATGAGAATGTATTTATCGGATATGAATGTGGTGGTAACATGACTAATAACGCAAATATCGTAAGAAGGAATGTTTGTATAGGTTCAAATAATACACGCACAATTGGTAACTGGGCAGGAGGTGAAGGTAATACTATTCTTGGTTGGAATTCTGCGAATAACGCATCATATTGTAGTGGTGCTGTGGTTGTGGGTCAAAACATCGCCAACAATATTGGAACAGGAACTCTCGCCGGTTGTGTGTTAATTGGAAATAATGCCGGTCAAAATGCAACGCAATTAAACGAGACGATAATTATAGGTGGCGCGGCGGGCGGAGGCAATAAGGGAGTTTATAATACATATCTTGGCACATACGCGGGTTCGTTTGCGATAAACACAAACAACTACAACTGTAACTTCTTTGGGTTCAGAACAGACTTAAATGTGTCGAATGCGACGTATCAAAATGTAACTGTGTTGGGAAGTCGTTGCTATGTGAACCGCAGTAACGCAATTTATATAGGACACTGGGGTAACAATACCGGTTCAAACGCGAACTTGTTTCTACAGGAGAAAGTCGGCGTAATGACTAATTCGGCAATCACAACCGCCGGAGCAACTACCATGACAACTCCCGATTTTAATGTGGCAAACAGCGAATATGGAGAACATATATTATTAGGATCAGCCGTAACAAGCATAACACTTCCAACTGGTAACGGGCGAAGTCCAACCGGTGTAGTAAATACATCGGCAACCTCTATTTGTGCTATGCCAGGAACAAGATATACATTCATCAAGAATTACAACGCACCATACAACAGCATAACCATAAATGCTCCAGCAAATCAAAAAATCCGCACGAATGATGGAGATGTGAGTTCGTATACGTTTGACGCACAAAGTTCATTTGTATCTTTTGTATGTGTCGATTGGCAACCAACTACAAATCCAACTGGTTGGGTATCATGGGCGTTGATGAATGAAGACCCTAACAAGATTTACACACGCAGTATGGACTTCGCTAATCAAAGAAATTATTTTGGGGCTAACGGTCAGTTAGTGATAGATACAAGTAGCAATATATTTCTCGGAAATAATCAAAGCACAAGTCAAGCAGGAAGCGCAAATACCGCAGTCGGAACAGAAGCATTTTCAAGTGTAGCAACAACTTTAGCAACCAATAATACTGCTATTGGATACAGAGCATTACAGAATATAACAGATGGACGAGAGAATGCTGGATATGGTTATCAGGCAGGTTCGGCAATTACAACCGGTATTCAAAATACGCTGGTTGGTTTTAACAGCGGGTATCTTATAACAACGGGTTCAAACAACACGGCAACCGGAAATGACACATTTAATTTTTTAACGACCGGCAACAATAACACCGCGGTAGGACGCCAAGCAGGAGGCAATTCCAAGACGTCTACCAAGTGTTCCTTTTTAGGATACAATACAAGTCAGGATATATCGAATAACACGTATGACAGAGGAACTGCAATAGGAGCAGACGCGGTCATAACCGCCAGCAACGCGATATTTATGGGGACGAGTAGTGACAGCGTAAGAATACTTGGAACTTTACAAACAACAAACGCATATTTAAATACCGCACAAAATAGTTATATCACATCATCTACAACTCTGTCATATCCGTTGTATCCAATTTACGCAGTATCATTAAATCTTGCTGATATTACAATTACCATGCCGGAAATAACATCGGCATCACAATTAGGAATACGAGTAACATTTAGATTGGTAGAAGATGCTGACGATACGAATGGTAATGTCGTAAAAATAGCGAGGTCGGGAACAAGTAACAAAATAATGATTTTTACTTTAACACAATATACAACCGCACAGAATATTTTAGGAGTAACTTTAAGTCAATTCTCAGCGACATTTATGTCGTGTAAAGTCGGAGGCAATTATGGTTGGGTTCAAGTTTAATCTTCCAAATAATAATATCCCAGTTATATATAAATGTCTTATAAAGTCGAACCAAAAGAGATTATCGAAGTTCTGAACATTCATGCTGTGATGATAAATGTAAGTCAACTAATTATGGGTCAAGAAGCAAATATCCAAGTAGCGTTTGTAAATGATAAAGATTTAGTAGTAAAGGTTGATGGTTTCGTATTAAAACAACCTGAATATGACGAGTGGGTTAGCGACGAATGGTTGGTAGATTACGTCTGTAAAAAATATGAGTTAGTTCGAAAAGAATAGTTTCCGGATTATTTAGGAAAAAAAATATATTGATACAATATATATGCCATACTATATTTATTGTATCTCTACCGACGATTGCACCATGGGTAAGTATATCGGAAGTACCAAGAACATTAAGGTGCGTGAACAACTACATAAGTCGAATGCCAAATGTAATGTCAACCGCGAACCATATCTTACTATTAATTCGACCGGCGGTTTCAAGAATTGGAAGATGGAGGTTTTAGAACAGTTTGAATCAGAAGATAAAGCATACGTATATGAACGCGAGCAATATTGGTTAGACCAGACTGCTAACAAACTGAACAAGCGTAATGCCAAGTTCAATTTGAATGCGTACATGAAGAAGTGGTATGATAACCACAAAGAAAGCATCTTGGATAAAAAGAAGATCTACTATGAGAATAATAGGGAGAAACGTATCGCCTATCAACGGGCATACGTCCAAAAAAAGAAATCTGCGTCTAATATAAATGATAGTCAGACTAATGAAGTCGCCTGTCAAAACCAAGAGGTTTAGGGCAATTATGGATAATGGTAAGAAGTTCGATTTCGGATATGAAGGTGCGTTTACGTATCTCGATGGCGCGGATGATAAAGTCCGCGCGGCATATCGTAAACGGCATTATGCTAACAAAACCGAAAAGGAATTAATTGACAACTTGGTTCCGAGTGCATCACTACTTTCATATTATGTAATTTGGGGCGAGACGAGAGATGCTAAGAAAAACGTAGAATTACTAAATGAGATGTGGAGGAAGAAATATGCGATGAGTTAATTGTCGCGGTTGACCGGTTAATTGATTAGAACGTCAACAACTGATGTTATAATCAATAAATATATAATATAAAATGATATAAAGAGCAAAAAAGCGCTTTTTTGCTCCCATATTCATATTATTTGTTATTTATAATGAATATAGAGACAACTAATGCCGTCCGCGACAATTAACCAGATGGTTATTCGGACATTCCGCGAAATTAATATATTTAGCATATATATAGGATGTCAAAAGAAATTATCCGTAATCGTATTCTTGAACTTACTCCTGATGTCAAACCATCTTCGCTCACAACTTTCGTCAATTGTCTCAATTCGCTTTACTACTACACTAATGATAAGTCAAAAGAGATAAACATGAATTGGTTCAAGAACCGCGAAGCAGTAGAGAAGAGTTTAGCACATAGACCTTTATCGAGTCAAAAGACGTGTTATGCTTCTCTCCTTCGTATTCTCCCTAAAGATGAGTTTTATACTTCGAAGATGATGCAACTCGGCAAGGAGATTAAAGACCAACTTGCTAATCAAGACAAGACAGAGAAACAAGAGAAGGGATGGAAGACGATGGAGGAAATCAAGTCCATACATGATTCGATGTATAAAAGGGTTAAACCTTTCCTTAATTCAAAAGATGAACTTAAAGATGCCGATTTTAATGATGTGGTTAATTTCGTTCTCTTTTGTCTTACGACCGGCATATATATTCCTCCAAGAAGATCTCTTGATTGGGCAGATATGATGATACGCGGCGACATCGACAAATCGAAACATAACTACATCGACAAAAATGAGTTCGTATTCAACAACTACAAGACGGCAAAGAAGGGAGAGCAGCGCGTTTCCATACCAAAAGAACTCAAGACTATTCTGAACAAATACATAAAGGTTAACAAGACCAATTACCTTCTGGTAAACGCAAATGGGGAGAAGATGAGCGGAACATCAATAACGCATCGCCTCAATCGCATATTTGGTTCTCCTACGTCTACCAGCATGTTGCGCCACATATATCTTTCGAATGTATATAAAGATGTTCCTGCGCTCAAACAAATGACCGAGTTGGCGGATGAAATGGGACACGATGTATCGACTGCTTTGCAGTACGTCAAGAAGTAAAACACTTTTAATTATTTATAGGGCTAAATAATTAAATTACTTTAAGTTGACCTCCTCCACCTCCACCATCTCCACCTGTTTTTATATAATATGACATTTTTGTGAATTTCCTAAGAGAAAATCGATATTAATGGATTTCGGGTGGAGGTCGGTGGAGGTGGAGGAGGTCGGCGGAGATATAAGTATTCTACTTAATGTTTATGAGCGCACTTGGATATCGCCGGTGGAAGGATCGATAATGAACAAAATATCTTGCTCGGAGATTGTATAAAAAGTGAGAGAATTGGTGTTGCCTCCCACTAAGTTCATTTCCAGGAAAGACGATGCTCCGTTCATATTCATGCCATCCAAGATCTTACTCTTAGAAACCTTTTGCAAGTTCATGGCAAACATGAAAGTAGCAAGACTTTTTTGTTCCGAAGCAGACGAAGCAAGGTAGTTATCTTTATCGCTTGGTAAAGACACACCAGCAGGGTAAATACAGAATGATTGGGGAGTTCCGCTAAACTTGAACTGACGTTCGCTCCAACTGTTTGCGGCATGAAGAACGCGCATATAAACACTGGCAGGCATTCTGCATGGGTCAAGAGGGTTAGGCGGGCACCTCTGTACCCCAGAAATAAAATAGTTGAGGGATGTAGCGGGGATAAGTTTTGAATCATAGATAAGATTCACAGACCCACCAGTTGTAGGACCAGATGTAGACAAATCGACACAGCGGGTTGTTAGACTTCTAACAGAGGAACCTCTGTTTCCAAGAAGAATAGAAACAGCACCAGAAGTAGAAGCGGCAACAGTACTGGATGAAACGCGATGAGTAATGCCAGAGCAAATCTTCATGCCATTTCCGCCTAATAGAGCACTTGCTTGTTCTCCGAGCGAAACATACTTCAAGTTGATACTGATGTTATCGATAGTGGTAGAGAAATCGGCACTACCGGTAGCGGCCGCGTTCAAATAAAGAACAACTGGTGTAACATCTGCCGTAACTAAACTGAGGGTTAATTTCTGGAGATCTCCAATAGGGAACATCTGAGATGCAAAGCGGCCAATTAGAGAACTGGGAAGAGGTACTTCATAACTGTAATACACGCTGGTAGTTGTTGAAGCAGTACCGTTAGCAATACCCGTAATAGCATGACCAGTATTGGCATTTGACGAACCACTTGCATCAACAGGAGTTTCGGCGTTGAAACCAAAAGGAAGAGCAAGACTATCCATCTCCTGAGCAGAGATGTTTTGCTGCAACCAGTTGGTATAGGCTAGGTTGACGTTAGGGACATCATCCAAAATTGTACCAGTAGCAGAGGTATGGAATATTCTTTGGAAGAAGTTGAAGGCGTTGTGCACCAATTGAACGCGATTAAGTATACCGTCACTTAATTTAGTGGCCCCATCTGCACGAGAATACTTTACTCTAAATGATATGGTTGACTGGTCTACATCGATGTAGGTACCCTTTTGACCAGCAGGAATATCAAAATTGATTTGAGTAGAAGGGGAGTTAACAGCACGATAACCGGCAGCAGCAACATTTGTACTATTGATGGCATATGATTGGGAAGTAACAGAGGTTACGTTCTGGGGAGCAACTTTCACGAAATAACTGGAAACGGAATCAGGAAGAGAAACCTTATCCATTTTCAGTTCGGCGGGGAGACCTTTAACGACGGACATTATATATTGCAGGAAGATTTTATTTTGGGCATGGGGGTTAAAATTGTTCGTCGTTTTCCACGATTTGGTCGATAGTATTTGCTAAATCAATTAGTTCGTTGAACCTTTTGAGTTTCGGAACTCTCCGCCTAAATATATTCAGACGTAGTTGGAAGTAACTTGATATTCCGTTGAAATTAATCAGGTTCCCGTTATCATCCATGATAGATATTGTTATCGTGTTTAATGTCAAGGTTTTTAGGATAAACTCGTTGCTATCGTTCTCGTATACGATGATGGTATTTAATTTGGACGTATTTGGCACACTTGCTAAAACAATCGAATTACCGTATTTAGTCGATTTCGAAAGTAATGTACCGGTATTTAAAAAATCGCAACAGACGTTGAACCGAGGTATGGGTAGGAAATTACAAACGCGCGGCATAACAAGTGATATACCAGTCGCGATAGACACAGAACCGCTAAATCCCAAAATGTAATCGCATGTTCCAGTTATGGTAAAATTATTTGCGAATGCGCTTCGAGTAAACGTAAAGATACTGGTATTCGTATCGATACTTGCCGTTATTCCTAAACTCAGACTATTGAACCACCGTATAAAAGATTGCGCTGTATAATTGCCTTGTGGTATCGTCAGGTTAATTGTTGTTTGTCCTGTAGCCGTAAACGTGAGAGTATTGTTTGTGCTTGTGATTATGTAGTTACTATTGCATAGCACTACATGTGGCATAGACACCGAAATGTATTCTATGCTGTCATCATTTTCGAAATCGATTTCATTTCCTAACTCGAAGTACGCTTTGCTTTTGAAATCCCCATTTAACAAATACGCACTCGATGATTGCATACTAAAGTTCAGCAATTTGGTATCGCGTATTAGCGGGAGAGTTTTGTCTAATATTTCAGGCTTGTTCGCTAACTGCATGGTCTATACTATAATCACATATTTCTTTTGTTTCACCTAAAATAACCTTGCTTTCTTGCACATCAACGCATCCCTTAATCTCCATTTCTTTTTCGATCTGTTCAAGTATGTACTGCTGTTCGCGCTGTGCTTCTAAAATATCTTCTTCGGTGTAATCGCCGATTAAGGCGCGGTATATCTTTTCCTTCATTTCTCGGTTTTTAGGAGTATCGCTGATGGCGCGATGTATACCCTCCCAAATCTTTTTTTTTTGTAGTGAACTTAAAGTAGTCGGTTGTGCTAAATCAGTCATTATATTTATTATGGATATTTTTTTTATTGCGAATATATATAAATGAGTGAACATGAAACCCAACCCGAACCGGTCGAACCGATTGAAGACCCGAGCGTCGAAACCTCGAAATCGATTTTGAAACCAAGAGCAAAACGCGTTGTGGTTTTGAGTGATGCCGAACGTGAGCGCAGACGACAAAATATGTTGAAGATTAGGGAGACAAAGATGGAAAATGCTAAAAAGCGACAGGAGGAGCGAGCGATAGAAGAGGAGAAGAAACTGGCTTTGCGCGAGGAACGTCAGAAGATTAAGATAGAAAGCGCGAAACGTCAGATGAAAGATTTAGAAGAAAAGAAGGAGAAGGTGGTATCGAAGGTGAAAGCAAGGAAGGCGGAAGTAAAAGAGGAACCTGCTTTAGAAGTAGCGAAGAATAAAGCGGTAGAGATTGCTGACGATAAGTCCAAGCCAAACATGAAAGAGGAGAAGAAGAAGGCGGCAAAGCGCATCAAGATCATCAACAAAATGGATTCAGATGATGAGCAAGAAGATAGTGATGGGGAGGATATCGTAATTGTAAATAAAATGCCGAAAAAGAAATCGGCACCCGAGAAGAGGGTTCAGGCCGCCGAACCCAAGAAACATGAATTGATTTGCAAGTTCGTTTAGATAGAATATTTAGGCGAAACAACTTAAAGATTATTTCTCTTTAGAATGTATACTTAAAGATGAATATTGAAGGCGAAACAGATACCGAAATGGATAGCGAGACTGAGACCAAGACCAAGCAGCCGTGGGAGCAACGCAAGAAGGAATATATGCGCGAATACATGCGTAAACGATACGAAGCAAATAAAGAGAAGATGCGCGAACAACAGCGCGAAAGAGGAACGAGATACCGTCTGAAGATGCAGTCAGCCGATGGTAAACTCAAAATGCTCAAGAACACAATAAGTCAATTGAAGGTTCAAATCGAAAATGACCAGAATGTCAAAAATATGGTCGAAACACTTTTACAGAATATTTAGGAGATTTCAAAAAATTGATTTGTTTTTATTTTTATATTTAGAAATAAAAACAACTTAAAGATAGAATATTATCTAAGTGTATAATATAAGATGTCGACCTACGAAATCTGTTCTGTTCCCAACTACAAAATCAACTATGACTGCTCCAAGAAGATTGTCAAGCCAATTGAGACCATCATTAGTGCTCTTAATGCTGATTGTCAATTTCATGAAAGACTACACGCTAATGATATGTTAAAATTGTCGATTGATCTCGATAAAATGACACATCATAATCCGAGTGCAAATATCGATAAGGTTTTTGGTGACATTTGTCAGTATGTTGGATGCGAATTATCTGATATTTCGTATACCACAAATGCTTCGATTGTTACCGGTAGTCACCATATTGTTGTGCCGAAGTATTGTATGTTATCGAGCAAGCAGAAGAAGTTTTGGGAGGAGTTTAAAAATAAATACGGATATGGTGCGGAAATAGACCATAACATATTCGATAAAGATGGTTGGTTTCGTCTTCCTAACCAAACAAAAGAGCATATTACCGGTACTGAACATAAAATTGTTGTTGGAACGATTGCTGACTTCGTCTTGAAGTATGTCGATGGGTGCGAAGAATATAAATACGAACCAGTTATCGTGCAACCAAAAATTAATTTTAAACCGATTACACCTTCACCAACAACATCTCCATCACCGGTATCTGTGGTTGATTTGAAAGACATCGATATGAGTGATAAGTACGTTGAGTTATTGTTCGATGTTATTGTAAATGAATTATGTTGGGATGATTGGTTCAAGGTTGCCGGTGCGTTGAAATACAACAACTACGACTTCGCGGTTTTCGACACATTTAGCAAAAAATCCAAAAAATACGTCTATGGCGAAACGCGAAAGTTGTGGGAGGATATCAAAAATCCTGCAAAATACATCTCCATCCATACTCTCCAAAACATCGCCAAAAAAGTAAATGTAAGCGGATACTCGAACTGGTGCTACAAACATTTCAAAAAGAGCAACTTCGGTATGTATACCGATTACTTACTCGGATATGTCAATAATACAAAGTCGCTGTTGTTAGAATATCGTGACGAAAGCGCGTTCGCAGATTTCATCTTCGAAATCACCAGAGACAAGGTGTATCTGTTGGAAGACAAAATTGTATTGTATCATGAGAACGAGTGGAATAGTTTAGATATCAAAGAACCGCGATTGTTGAAATATGTCATTACTTGTATATTTGATACCTACATTAACGTAGCAATCGAATACCAAGCAAATCTTTTGAAGCAAACCGGTGATGAGGAACAAATCAAAAAATTGAAGGAGATCATGGGTAAGATTTGCGAATTAAAAATCAAGATCAAGACTGATACTTATGTGAATAAAATATCTCGTATGCTTCTCAACAAGTTATCGTCTGTAAAAAATAATATTGTGTTCGATTTAGGTGAGGACAATCATTATCGTATTCAGTTTAAAAATGGCGTTTTCGATTTGAAGACAAATATGTTCCGACAACGCAACGAAACCGATTTCATCACAAAAACACTCGATTATGATTATGTTCCGGAAACCGACATCGACCAAAATACCAAGTCATTTGTCTTTGACTTCTTCAAGAAGATACAACCGGATGAAGCACAACGCAACTTCACTTTAGGATATTTGTATTATTGCATTACTGGTGATACGAGCAAGCAAATCTTCAAGATGAATGTTGGTAAGACCGCCGGTAATGGTAAATCCACCGAACTCGCTATACACGAGAAGTGCTTTGATATTTATACGAAGAAGTTGGATAAGCGTGTATTCGAGAATGGTTTCGAAAAACGCCACAAGTTTATTATCGATTGTTTTAACCAACCTATTCGCTTGGCATATGTAGAGGAATTATCAAAGAAGAAGTTGGATAAGGAGTTCATCAAGGATTGGGTCGACGGAAGAAAGGTCAATTGCGAAATCATGTTTGGAACGAGTGTAGAGCGCAAAATCCAAGCCAAATTAATGACTTGTTCGAATTATGACCCTAATTTTGATAATGATGAAGGTATCAAGCGCCGCGGTAAATTACAGCAATATGAAAGTAAGTTCGTGAAGCAGAGTGAGGTAGATGAGGAGAACCACAAATATTTGGGTGTGGAGGGTATCGAAAATATGTTTAACGACGCGAAATACAAGAATGCGTATTTTCATCTGCTTTTGAAATATTCCAGCCTGCAAATACCTAAGGAGAATGAAGAGGCGTTTAAGGATACAATCGAGGAGGGCGATACTGTATTGGACGAAATAAACGATAACTTTGTGATTACAAATAATCCAGAAGACAGATTATCTTATAAAGTGGATATAGTTGGTGCGTTTGGTGAAGCAAAGGCAAAGGAATACAGACAAAAATTAGAACAGATGGGGATTAAATACAGGAAGGACATGTCTTTCAAAAATCAGAAGGGGCGTTTTGACGGAATTAAAATGAAAGTGAAAAGTGTTGTTGTAATCGAAGAAGACCTTGAAAGGTAAGGAAAATGTTCTTATAGTTTTTAACTTAAACGTTTAAGTTAAAATACTTATACCTCCACCGACCTCCTCCACCTCCACCGACCTCCACCGAAAATCCATTAATATCGATTTTCTCTTAGGAAATTCACAAAAATCTCATATTATATAAAAACAGGTGGAGGTGGTGGAGGTGGTGGAGGTTGGTGGAGGTCTAAGTTTAAATACTTAAACCTCTAAGTTAAAATACTTAAACCTCCACCGGCCTCCTCCACCTCCACCGACCTCCACCGAAAATCCATTAATATCAAAAATCTCTTAGGAATTTTAAAAAAATCTCATATTATATAAAAACAGGTGGAGGTGGTGGAGGTGGTGGAGGTCGGTGGAGGTCTAAGTCGCTGTTACTTAAACACTTTTAGTATTCTAAGTATTTGAAGGTGTCCTCTACGTTTTCGAGTAGTTGCTTGCGTATGACCATGGGAAGGTGGTATTTTTCACAAGTAAGGAGGAACTTGTAGAACTCCATGAACTTGGATAATGGGGAGAAAATGTCCTGAAAAGTGGCATATCCACCTATATGCGTGTAGATGGGATAATAAACGCCCCTGAAGTAATATACGTTTGCAAAGCGCAACATGTAGAATAGGTATTTGCGGTACTTCTTGGAAAAACCCGCCCCCGCCAAGAAATTACGTCTTCGGAAGAACAATTCCAGTTTTTCCTTAAGTCGGTGGCATTTCAAGTTAGGAGTATGTAACGGCGCTTTGTATTTGAAAATCGCCTGATTGATCGGTATACGACACAGGGGGCATTCCTTTTGATGCATTTTCTTGTAACATCGGACACACAAATAATGCGAACAATTCATGTATCGGAGTTCATCTTCTTCGTAACATATTGGACACTTAATATCTTCCATTTGTATTTGGAAGACATTAAATATTAGGAAAATAAACGTGGTGGAGGAGGTCTAAGTAGACAACTAAAAAGACTTATTCATCTTCGAATTCGAACTGCAAGAACAGGGTATAGGATTGGTCGTAATCCATCAATTGAGGAAGACCGGTAGCACCGCTATAGCAATAAAATTGGATATTCAGATCACTTACGCCGCTGGGAGTAATTATTTCGACGCCCTTGGTCGCCAACGTACTATTTCTGTAGGAGATGTAGTTATAGGAAGTAGCAGAACCGGAATACCATGCCATAACCGGTTCTGGACTTAAAGTGCCTAAAATACAACCGCCGACAAGATTTGCACCCTGCGACGTACCCTGATTATTAGTAACTAAATTGGAGGTAATGTAACCATTTCTTGCTCTATAGTCGAATGATGTAGTAGTCGACTGCAACGTAGTACTATTGATTTCGTATTTGACGCGACAAATACGGTTTTCGGGTTTCCTGTTGTTCATCTTAAACAAGTCGTCCCAGTTGATAGTCCAAGTGACACTACTGGTAGTTGAACTTCTTCCGCTGATAGATGCCAAATATAAATTGTAAATCATCTTATAGATTAGATTTAGATTTTATTTTTATCTCGCCCTTTATATTATGGAACCTGAACCTCTTTTGCTAAATGACGATAGTCGCTTTGTTGTCCTACCGGTAACACACGAAGACGTATATGCGATGTATAAAAAGGCGGTGTCTTCCTTTTGGGTGGCCGAAGAAGTTGATATCAGCAAAGATCTAAATGACTGGAATTATCGATTGACCGAAAACGAGAAGCATTTCATCGGCATGATAATCGCCTTCTTTGCTGGAAGCGATGGATTGGTAAATGAGAACTTGGCATCGCGGTTCTATGGCGAAATACAGAACAGCGAAGTTCGATTATTTTATGGATTTCAGATAGCGATGGAGGGTATCCACAGCGAAGTATACAGCAACATTATAGACTGCTACGTTAGCAACAAGGCGAAAAAGATGGAACTGCTTAATGCCATGGCGAACTTTGATTGTATCAAGCAAAAGGCGGATTGGTGTAAACGTTATATATCGAGTGATTTACCATTTTGTAATCGCTTGGTCGCGTTTGCTATTGTGGAAGGCGTCTTTTTCAGCGGTGCATTCTGTTCGATATTTTGGTTGAAGAAACGCGGTCTACTGCAAGCATTATCGTTTGCGAATGAGTTGATTTCGCGAGATGAAGCGCTACACACCGAGTTCGCAGTTCTTTTGTATTCGAAACTAATTAATCGGATGCCAACACAGATGTTTCGTAAAATGATGACTGATGCAGTTAATATCGAGACACATTTTATCACGGAAGCGCTTCCTTGTCGCTTGATTGGAATGAACGCGTCGTTAATGACAGAATATATTCGGTTTTGCGCAGACCGCCTTAGCGTCCAACTCGGATACGAGAAGATATTTAATGCGAAGATGCCCTTTGATTTCATGGAAGCGATAAGTATTGAAAGCAAATCCAATTTCTTCGAAGTACGTGTATCGGAATATGCTTTGGCGACACGAGACGCGCCCGAAAAGGCGTTCGAGTTCAACGCGGATTTCTAAAGATAGGTAATATTATGCTGCAATCCAATCTTGTAGCAATAATAGAAACAATCGAAATAACATCTATCTCCCCAATTTTCGGGAATGACACCATCTACGAGTTTGACAAAATTAATCCTCTTACTGGGAATAACTATTTGCATCTCATTATTGTTTCCGAAATATTCCCGAAAATATTTGGTGGTGATTTTCGAAACGGGAAGTATCACGATAAACGGTTTATCTAATTCTTTAAGTCGTTTTAGTACTTCTTTTGATTTAGAGAATGGCGGATTAGTCACGATAATATCACCTTTATTACTTTCAAAAAAGTCGATAGGTTCATGTATAACGTCATACCCGAGTTCTTTCAAATATTCTCCGCTTTTTCCGTCTCCGTAAAACGCCTCCCAAATCACTTTATCTTTCGGAATAATGTGCTTAATGTTCTCCCACGCGTATTTCGGTGTCATGTAATCATCGTGCTTCAAAAAAGTATTGGTATGAAATCCTGCCATTATATAAAATGTTTAGATTAAAAATGAAGTCTCCGGACATAAAATCTCAGCATATTTTAATGTTTCGACAACGAGAGAAAAGCGGACTACATCTAATTTGCGACATCAAAAACATCCAAATCGAATATACGTTTAGCGAGATAATGCAACTCATGGAATACGTTTGCGAAGAACATCAATATGAGATACTACACAAGTCGTATTACAAGTTCGACGATAAACAGGCATTCACCATTCTATTTCTTTTGGGTGAATCTCATTTCTCGGTACATACTTACCCCGAAAAACAAACGATTGCACTCGACCTTTATACATGTAGGGAATACGAAGACTACAACGAATACTATCATATTTTGGATCTGTTAAAAACGTATTTCAGATGCAAAATTGTTTACCGTATAATCGAGCGCGAGTTCTAAACGAATATATTCTCGCTCTGTAGGTTTTCTAACTGATGCGCCTTAAGTAAGTAATCTCCTAATCTCGCGGAAATGGGATTATCATTAGGGAGAGTAGTCGCGGTTGGATTGAAAACGGAAAAGATATCGCCCTGCGTTCGATAATTGGTTGCGTTTTTCCGCGATTTCAAGATAGGTGCATTATATGTTATTACTTTGTCTCGCTCGGTAATAACGTCGACCGGCATTTGGTTCAGCAATCCACCCGCCAACGAATGTCCGGCAAATATCACTCTATCCTCCCCATATTTCTTTTTTGCTTTCAAAATCGTATTCTTCTCTTCTTCGAAACGTTTCGTTTGTTTCAAACCACCCGCTCCAAGGATAATATCCGTCTGTAGATCTCTATTATCGAAAATATTGCCGCCATGTTTCAACTCCGTACCTCGAGGAACATATAATAGGTCTTTCGCGAATGGATTGTAGGCGACAATATGCTCTGGGTTCGATAATTCCTTGTCTAAAATATAACCGAAGCGCTTTAGAACTTTGGCGCGACGTTGTTCGTTTGGTTCATACGATAGTTTCAGGATTTTACCGAGTTTCAACTTTTTCGGTTTGCGAATGAGTTGGTCTTCTAAATTATCCATATATATTATGTCAAGATATAATATACATGACCCAACTAAGTGAAAGTTTCTACATAACCCTAATTGCAACGGTAAGTGCTATATTAACCCTTTCGTTGCGTATGTGTCTGCGTTCACGTTGCAGCGATGTCGAATGTCTTTGTTTCAAAATACGGCGAGACGTGGATTTAGAAAGTCAAGAACAGACGCATTTACCGCAAATAAATAGGGAAATGTCGAACGTTGACGAAAAAATAAATCTCTAATATATATGAGTATGCGAGTTGAGAAACTGAAAGCGCCCCGATTAGGCGTAACAAAGATGGTCTGTGATGATCCTATCGATAAAAAACTGCTAAAGTACCCTGCCACCGAGTGCAATTTTAGCAAAAACTTTTTTATGGTGGTATGTGGACAACAAGGCGCCGGAAAAACTTCGACAATCATTTCCATGTTAAAGTCGTGTTGGAAAGGCTGTTTCGAAGATATTTTCTTGATTATGCCCTCCATTAGTGTAGCAAGTATCGCCCAAGAAGATAACGTATTTGCTGAACTACCAGACGAAAACGTATTTGACGATTTTACTGAAGAGGCGATGACGGATATTGAGCAAAAAACGAAGGAGAACTCGCTAAATAAAGAGCATTCGTTGCTGATTATCGATGATTATGGTTCGGTATTTGGGAATGAGAAATTGGAGCAGAATAAGATATTACGGCGGATGTGTATAAAAACCCGACACCATAAATGCAGTATAGTTTTGCTGCTTCAAAACATTTACCAATTACCAAAGAAACTTAGGGAGGTATGCAGTAGTATCATGTTTTTCAATCTCGGTAAATCCCAAAACGAGAAACTAATACGCGAGTTCCTTCCATATTCTGAGGAACAAATCCAAGAAATAATGTCGATGTTTAAAGGTGAACATGATTGGTTGATATTTAGTGTAAAGAAACGTCGGATCTTCTACAAATTAGAGAACGAGTTGGTATTTGATGATGCCTAAGTTTCAGATACTTATATCTTTGGCGAAAAAGCGAAAAAGCGAAAATGGTTTCTAAGAGTTTCCGCGTATGTAGAACTACCAACTACCAACTACCGGTAGTTGGCACTTGGCATTTTGGAAGTACGAAAAGGTCTTAAAAGTTATTCTCGCTTTTTCGCCTTTTCGCTTTTTCGCCATGGAACTAAGTATTCCAAAAATAAAATGTAGGGTTATTTTATATGCCACGCAAAGGTGTGAAAAAAGAGAAAACTTCGAAGAGAGGTAAAGGCGATATCAAGCAATCTGTAAAAGTATCTGTTCGTATTGGAGATACAAAACCAAAGCGGAAACGTGCATACAAGCGCAAACCAAAAGTAGGCGGACAAGAAGGTTTAGTACAACAAGGTGAATCTCGTACGCTTTATGGTAGTCTACCTCCCCAAGTAATTACTATTCAACAGCAACCGCAAATCCCACCGCAATTTCAACAGCAGAAATTACCATCTATTACGTCGGGAGATGTCGAGAAGGCGAAAATGAACTTGTTGGAAGGTCTTGAGAAGCAAACGCAGGAGATTGTGAATAAGGCAATTGCGAAATCACAAGGCGCGGAACAACGTTCAGAATTGGCGCGTATTGGGTGGGTCGAACCGGTCGCGAAAGCACCCACCATCATGGAAAGCGTGGAAACTACTGCACCTAATTTCGAGCAAGTAAAAACTGGCCAAACCGAATATGCCAAACCATTAATAACCGAAATATCAAGTGGCAATATCTCCAAACCGATGATACAAGAAGAAGTGGCAACAGACGTCGAACCCGAACCCGAAGAAATACAGCGTACTATGTCAGAACAAGAGAAACGCAATATACGGGCAAGGGAACGTCGTTCAGAAGAAAGTCGCTCTAAGGTATATGATGAAGTATTAGCGCAGTATGGATTTCCGGCAATCCGCGGCAATTTATCAGAAGAGGAGTTTGCCAAACAGATTATCTCTATTTTTGAGGCTGTAAATAGCGGAGGAAAGAAACGCGTATCAAAATCGAATATTCAAGACTATTATGGTCGGCGCTTTACTACTCTACAGAACTTGGCAAGTAAAAAAAGTAATATCCCAGTAAAGAATATCGAGGAATTACCCTTAAGTACCCAAAAAGCAGAAGAATACAACTTGGTGTCGAGTGGGAAAACAACCAAATCATCTACACCTATAATAACAAAATACATGAGATTGATATAGAATGTCTATTAAAAAATAACATCTATATATATAATGTCTCAAGGTACATACGACCCTGCTAATTTAGAAGGTGATGGTGAAACCATATTCGAAGATATAATTGTTGACGGAACCATGTATTTAAATCCACAACAATCATTAGGTTACACCGCGCCATTAATTCAAAGCGTATATGATGTAGGAGCAAACGCTAATTTAATGAACTTTTCTCTACCGCAAAATACAGATGAGTTTCGATTTTGCCAAGGAATTAGTGTGAATAGTTATGCACCTTATTTGAGTATTACTCCCAACGGACTATATTGCGATGCCAAAACAATCAGTTATCCGGAAATTGGTTGTTTAGACGGAGTAAACGCGCCTATCCAGACGCAAATAAACAATATTCTTACCGGTACAGGATATTGGGGAGGTTTTTGGAGTACGTCTACGCAAACCAATCCAACTGCGAATACGATAAATCTCGTAACATATACAGATGCAGACCCATCGAATAATCAAGTATCGTATTCGAATAGTTCGAGAATTAATTTCACGAATAAAGGTACGTATTTGATAGTAGCGAGTTTCCAATTGAGTAAAGCATCAGGTTCAACAGAAGAAGCAATTTATTTCTTCTTACGAAAGAATGCTGTTGATATTCCCGCCTCTGGGTACAAAGAGTTTATCAAAACAACTCCGAAAATATTGACTTCATCGTGGATTGTAGATGCGAGTGCAAACGATTATGTAGAAGTGGCGTGGTGGTCATCTGATATACATGCCCAATTAGAGTTTATACCTGCTGGTACTGGTACACCCGTGTACCCAAGTAGTCCAAGTGCGTTGGTTCAAGTAAGTGCTGTTTCGAGAATAGCAGGAGCAACGAGTGCGACAAATCCAGTATTGAATTACATGTCTCTTTTCGATAATGGGACAACCAGTATTGTAAGTGTTAATAGTACATCATTTAATTTTGGTAATTCACTTGCTCCATCGAATGCATATTCCGTATGTCGTGGTAATTTTTTGATGCAAAAAAATGGTTCTGATTTTGTGATACAAGCAGGTCGCATTCGTTCTACAAATAGTAGTTATACGAATGAATTGAGAAATCTAACATGTGCTGGTTCTGTTTCTCTCTACGATACAACTTCGACTTATCGATTTGTAGGTGCAGGAACAAATAACTTAACAGGAGTATGTCAGTTTGGTACATACGGAAATAATAATATAACTTGTCTTTCTAATTTCATCAAAAGATTGAATGACCAATATTCGATATATGTCAAAACGGGCGACGTTAAAATAGAAGCAGGTAATTTATATCCAAACGTAATCACATGGAATACAGACAATAACTGGGACGGAGTAACATTAAAAACCAACAATATTATTTGTAATCAGACGCTAACAACTGCAAGTATGGATATAAGCGGTAACTTTTCTGTTGTTGGTGATACGACATTAGGTGATAGTATTTCAGATATAATTATTCTAAATGGAAAGATTGACTACATGACAGGAACAGGTTCGCCATCTATTACTACATCAATATATGCAAGAGGAGGAATAAGAAGTGATTTGGAAATAATTGGTAGTGCATTAGTTGCTGGAACATATCCTAATCAAGTGAGTATATCATACTCAAATACAACACTTAATAATCTCCAAACTACTGGAAGTAATTATTTTTATGGTTCTATTTTCACAATCGATGATCCAAGCAGTATTACGCTAATCAAGGGAGATGTAAGATTTGGAAATTCAAGTACAAATCAAATAAATGCAACTGGTAATTTTGTGAATAGAGGTGACGGATATGCTATTTATACAAGTAGTGGAGGCATAAGAGCAGCAGGTGATATAACAACACCTAACGATTTATGGTGTAATTGTTATTCAGTTGGAGGAGTTAATTACGGATATTACAAGTTAATCGATTTTATAAATGCGCGAGACCAAGTATGCTATGACCGCGGAACAGAAGGCGTAAATAAAGCAAATGATGCATATGATTTGGCCGCGACTGCACAAGCAACCGCAACGGCAACAGCAGCAGCAGTCGCGGCACAAGCGGTTGTAGTTGCAGGTTTAGCCACAGACGTAACCGCGTTAAACGCAACTACGGCAGCACAAACGGCAGCGATTGGAAGTTTAACTACTCGCACTACAGCATTAGAAGATAAAACATTAAACATGTTACCAGCAAGTATTGGATATGCATCTCATTTTTTGAACCATGTTCAGATATATCAAGCAAGTAATCCGTATGACCCAGTTATCGATTTAGACCCAACAGGATTATCGACTATAGGTGGAGGAGTGAAAACGCCACAAATTAGACATACAAGTGATAATACGAAATTAGATGTAACTTTTGGAATAAACACGGGCGATATAACGTGCGATGAAATTGGTTCAAATAAAATAACCAACTCGGGAGAAACCAGCACCGCTACGTTAAAAACAAATACTATCGCATCGACTACGGCCAGTACCAAAGTAGACATTACATATGGTGTCAGCACGGGTGATATCAGTTGTAACGCTATTACGAATACCGGTAATATGCAAACTGGGACTTTAAATAGCGGTAGCATAACCGCCACAACCGGAACACATCAAATAGACGGTAGTAGTGTTTCTATCGGATCTTACTCGACACCAGTTTATATAAATGGATTGTTATACATACCATGGAACCCAATAGGTTATTTGTATCAATACACTTGAAATAATATATGCTTATTATATAAATGTCCTTTTTATACAATAAACTATACAACATTCAGATTAAGAATGAAAACCAAATACCCGCGACATACGGGAATGTCAGTTTGTATTCTCAAGCGAAGGCGGATTTGAATCAGATCACCACAACCAATTTAGCAATCGGCAAAGATAATAGTGCATATCCCCTTGATGTATCGGGCAATTCATTTTTTAAGGGACAACTCGATGTATCAGGTGCGCTTTATGTAAATGGAGTTCTGGTAAATGGAGGAGGCGGAGGCGGAAGTGGGATACCGGTCGACGTATCGAACAATTTTGTTTGGAATACGAATAACATTAATCAGAGTATTAATGGTATCAAGACATTTGTTTCTCCACCGGAATGTAGCACAGCACCGACAACCGCCAATCAATTAACAAACAAATCATATACAGATGCAGCATATGTTTATAAAACCGGTGCTGTATCAGAGGTAATCACCGGTGTAAAAACATTTAATGGCCGTGTGATATGTAGTAATGCGAATGTGGGTCAAGGCGGAACTGATCTAATTACAAAGAATTATGGTGATGGAAGATATATCCAGTTAAACGGAACAAATACGGTTGAGGCACAGAGTACATGGAATGAAGTAAATACTTTCAACGCATATGCGAATATCCAAGGTATCATTTATCAACATAACTCCGCAAGTGATAATTTAAAGATGACAGATAGCACTACCAACGCAGGAACAAGCAATTATTTAATCGGAAAGGGTAGCGGTAACGCAATCACAACCGGCACTAACAACTTGGCGTATGGTTTGAATACGCTTAACAAAATAACGACACAATCCAATAATACATGTGTAGGTCAACAAGCAGGATTAAACTTGGTAGCAG